AAACTCCTTTTCCATTGAGCCGGCGTATTTTTCGCTTTCAGCGACCAGATCAAAGTTTTCCCTCAGCTTTTCCGTGTTGGCCAGCATTGGGCCCATCGCTCTAGCACCCTCCTCGCCGAACATTGCCGTCAGATATTGCATTTGCAACTCTTTGGGAAGCTTGGTTTTTACCGCCTCGAGAACGGCAAAAATAGTCTTAGGAGCGTTCTTCTGTACATCCTTTTGAAGCTGCAGGGCGTCGAATCCGAGGTTCCCAAAAGCGGCCTTCTGCAAATCCGTCATTGAGCCGCCCTTCGTCAAGGCTCTCATGAATGCGTTCATGCCGGTTGCAGCAACTTCGGCCTCTGCGCCGGCGCCGATAATCGTGGCTGCCATGGCCGCAGTTTGTTTTTCCGTTAGGCCCGCTACTTTGCCAAGAGCGCCGTATCGTTTCAGCGCTTCACCAACCTGCTTGGCCATTGCCGCGTTGTTGTTGCTCAATGCGTTTGTAGCGTCTGCAAGACTTTCGACCTGATCTTGTGTCAAGTTCATGCCGGAGCGCCACTTCGCCATCATTTCTCCCGCCTCTTCTGCGGAGATGTCGAAGGCCACTCCCATTTTTGCGGCCGTCTCAGTGAATCGAATAAGATCCGGCTCTGCAATACCAGCCTGTCCTGCTGCTGCAGTAATTTTTGCAAGTCCTTCTGCAGTAATCGGAATAGACAAGCTCATTTTTTCAAGTGCGGCCTGCATTTTCTGCAATCCGTCCGGAGATGAGAAGTCCACAACCTTCTTAATCTCGGCCATGGCATCTTCCATCTGCATAGCTTGTTTCACGGGAGTTTGGGCGTAATGCATCACGGATGAGCCCAGAGTAGAGAGCGCAACCATGGAACCCATACCTTTTTCAGCCCAAGAGTTCTCAGTGAATTCCAAACCAGCCCTGGCTTTGCTAATTTTGTTTACTCGCGAGGCCACGGCGCTTTGTTCGGCTAATAACTTTTGCTTTCTCTTCACTTCATCAAGAGAGCGTCCTGTTAAATTCAGCTCTTTTCGCAGGGTTGAAAGTGACTTTGTTTGAGTGTTTAGTGCTCGATGAGAATCATTAACAGCCTTGGCAAGCCTCTTTTCTTCAGACAACATGACAGAACTAGTAGTGTTCGTCCGTTGAATCGCCGCTCTAAGATTATTTAAGGCCTCTTTCTGGCGAAAATACTGAGCAGACAATTGCTTGGTCTTTTCCGTTTGTTTAATCAGCGAGCCAACTTTTTCATACTGCTTATTCAAGCCTCGAACTCGGTCTTCAGCTTTTTGCACGGTCTCTGCGGCCTTTTTAAAAGCGCTGGGAAATTTGGAGTTAACTGCCGCAGCTACCTCAAACATTATTTCGTAAGTCTTTGCGCTCATTATGTTTTTTCCGTTTACTTTTCTCCCTCCCTTTTTTAAAATTAATACATAAGGAAAAGGAGATATGAAATGTGTGATGGCGGCGGAAACAATACGAACTTAGTCAATCAGGCTGCTGTTTCCTACATGTTTTCTAAGGGCCGCTCAAATCCTTTTCAAAAGGATCGCTGGGTGTGGAATACAGATACGCCGCTTGGAATGTTCTTATGCATCCTGGACGTGCTCTGGATGATTCTTAAGCTCGCCCTTTTCTTCGGCCCCATTCTTTTTGTGAATTGGTGGTTTTGGCATTAATTTCGCTCAGTAGGCCGCCTAAAGCATTCACCCATTCAACCACCTCTGTAAGGGGCTTTTCAAACCAACCGGAAGCGCTGCCTCCGGCGCCATTCAAGGTCAGCCAGAGGCAGTATTTGCGTACAGTGCTAATTAGCCCATCGAGAGTTTCTTTTTCGCCTCGTTGATTTCTTTCGCCTGCTCCGCCGAGTAGGCCTGTTGAAAAAAATACTGACTTGCCAACGTTGTAATCGAAATGGCTTCAGCCATGGGCAACGCATCAATTAATTCATACGGAACCTGTGCCGCTTTGGCCGCTGCCAGCATGAGGAACTCTTCGTCCATTGCTAAGACGGGAATCGGGCGCGCAGGATTGTCGAAGGCTCTCCGAATTTCACGCAGATCCTTTCCGCTCAATTTGTCAAAATCAAACGTCAGAAATTCGTACTTCTTGCCTTCAAATTCAAACGGGCGGCTGAGTGTGTGAATGATTTCGCTCATTTAGTTTCTCCTTTGATGCCGGGGCCAAGCCCCGGCGAGTTTTGGTTAGGACATTCCGAGGTCTTTCCGGACGCTCTCGAGCATGTCGGTATCGCCGAACTTGGCGATAAAGTTGTATTTATCGATTTCGACAACCTCTTTGTCATCGACAACGACCTTCAGATAAACCACCTCAAATTCAGTGGACGAATCCGTGGTGGAACCCGGTTCAAATGAACCCAGAGAGAAGTTCTTCGGAATCGCTCTCATGACAACTCGAATGGGAGTGGTCGTGATTTTTCCCGTCGTGTTGTCATAGTGCTGCTGAGAACCGCGGATTTCCAACTGGTGGGCCTGCTGCTTGGCCAGCTCGAGAGCGGGTCTTTCAATGGTTCTCCAGTTGAAAGTCGAGCTCATGGCCTGATAGTGCCCAAGCACCGGACTGTCGACTTCGCCGGCAATACCGGCACCGGACACGGTGTCGCTCATTGCCTGGAGCTCAGGCAAATCAACTGTTGCCATACCCATCAGGGCGTTGGATTCGTTGTAGACGCGATAGTTAATCAGGCGCTCCGGGATGCTGTTTGTTCCTGTTGCCATTTTTTACCTCCAATTAGGCTGCAAATAGGGTCTGCAAATACTCCGGATCAAATTCCAGAATGAAATCGATGTCCTTGGCCGGAGGCGGCGGAGTTACGTAAACATGGAACGCGAGATTTCCATCCATCAGGTCAGTGATCGAGTTCTCGGAAGAAAGGAACTCAATGCGGCCGCCGAGGATGTACTGCATAGCTGCAAGGCCGTTCATCCAAATATTTGCGGAGTCAATGATCGTGTTGATCAAGCGCGGAGTTGCCGGGAAATCCACTTTAGACCAGAAGGTCTGAATAAACGTATTGCCGATCCAATTAAACATTCTTCTGTTCGGAATAAAGGCATCTTTTACGTCCGTGTTTCCCGGATAGACTGCAGTTCTGTTGCCCCAGGCGACCCAACCCCCGATGAAATTCAATGCGCAGACAACGCCCTGGCTGTTCAGATAGGCGCCTGTATTCGGACCTAAAACCACTTCCGAACCGTCTGCCAGGCATGTGCCTGTCATCTGCAGGTTTTTGTTGGACGGAGAAACATACGGAACATCGTCATTCTGAGAATCCACCTGGGCCATCAAGCAAGCCAGCTGTGTCGAGAGATTGAACACAGTACCGTCGAGCTGAATCATCGGCCAGCAGCAAATCTGCATCGGATCAACGACGTTGTTCTGGTTTTTCCAATTTGCAACAGCGGTATAGTTTTTAACTGTTGAGGTCGGCACGTCCACCGCGCAAATTGCTTTAAATACAGTGTTAATGGCACTGCATTTTGCGGCCATCACTGCGGCAACGCTCGGGCTGGAAGAGAAGCCGGGAGCGATCAGCGTACCTGGGACAACTCTGAACAACGGGAAAACATCGTCCACGAGCTCCAGGCCGGATTTGTTCCCGGACGTATCGACGCCCCCGATAATGTCATCGGCGTCCACTGCAGACGGATCCAGTTTGGATGCCGTCAGTGTGTAGGGGGTTTCAGAACTGCAAAGGAAGTCTCCGTCTTGATTTTTGAGAGACGAAAGAATCATTGTTCCGTCCGTGTCGAACGAGACAACAAAATCCGTGTCTTTCGTGAGTGTCTTTTCACCCGTCTTGAGAACCAACGTATCCGGCAGGACGCCTGTTTCTGCAATTTTTGCAACGCCGGTCTTGGCGTCGAACGAAACGCTTGTAGTCGTGCAGTTCTTCTTGTGCGTTGTCGGATCGAGAACGTTGACAACAATAATCGGAGCAACTCGATACAGCGAAAATGCAGAATAAATCAGCTCGCAGATCGAATAATTGAATTTCTTGAGTCCACTGGTGGTATCTTCCTCTGCCGGCACAAATCCGAATTCTTTAACCGCCTCCTCGTAGGAGTAACAGATTTTCGGTTTATTGACATTAGTGGGATCGGTCATATTGACCGGGGCTGTGCCGATAATCATCGGAATGCCGGCATTGACCTCAACAGGCGGGAGAATGCTGGTAGGAACCTCGCTGACGTAAACGCCATGTTTGTAAGCCATTTTTTAAGCTCCTTTAAGTGCTTGTTTGTACAGCGTGTTAAGAAGGTGTCCCTGAGTTCGGACATTGGCCCTGGCCTGCTGCACGTCCGCGACAGGAACCATCAGCTGACCGATTGCCGAATTCTTTTCGATCATTCGGACAATGTGGTCGGGATATTTATTTGCTCCCTCTCGAAAAACAGTGTTTGTCGAGAGCCCTAAAAACGAAGGTCCGATGTAAATGACGGGCCTCTCTTTTTGAACTTCAGTTTTTCGTAGCTTCATGTTATTCATACGGTGTATAGGGATTGACAATTTCAGGTGCGCGGAATGTCCAGCGTGTACTCATGACGATTTGCCAAAACGGCCACGCCTGCGCCGGAGAGTTTTCCCAAGAAACCGGAGTCTCCAGAATGAACCGCTCATCGAGCGTGCGATTCGGCAAATTCAACAGTAAGGTTTCCGTTTTTTCCTTGAGAGACAGAGCTGTGAGATGACCTTCAAACTCACCATCCCACACCCCAATCACAATCGAGACATCGGCACTGCAGCCATCGGCATCCGTTTTGCCGGAATCCGGACGAATCAGGACAAATGGAAAATCATCATCCTTCGACTCCCTGGAATTTTTAGGCGGCAGGTAACCCTGAATTATTTTGGGAGCGCGGAAAACTGTCGGCTCATCGGCTTTGTGCTCCAATGGCAGCAGAAAATCGCTCAGGCCCTCTTCCAAGAACTTCCCGAGCGCTTTGCATAAATAAACATCATTCATTACTTGTCTCCTTTAATGAGCCTCATTGCCTCGTGGTCGATTCGGCGCAGAAACGTGTCTCTCATTTCCGACTGGATGTCTTCAGTGATGTTTTCATTTCCGACCATTTGGGGAACTGAAGGACCGTAACGAGGTTCAATCGGAAGCCGACTCGCTCCCTTTCGCTGAAACACAGTGCCGTTATAGACAAACGCGTTTTTCAATGGCTTTAGGCCTGTTCTCTCGACTTCAACTCGCACTAGCTGACGATTATTTCCGGTCGTATCCCGTCCGGAGGGACGGATTCGGAAATGCGCCATGGTGAGTTCAGGGCCGGAGAACACGAGTTGTCCGGAAGTTTCTGTGCCTCCCGGGCGTCTGAGCCGGGTTGCTTTCTTAACGTCAGACGCTTTGATCGTGTAACGGCCGCGCAACGACTTCGAGGCAACGGTTCGGCCGCGCATAAGCGCTCGGTTGATTGCCCGATTAACCACCGTCTGAGCCCCCTTTTTTGTGGTGCTCAGTACGTTAATCGCGGCCTCAACGTCCTTTTTGTCGATTTTCACCTCAATCATTGCCGATTCTCCCTGAGAACGATGACGAGCATCGTCCCCTCAATAGAGACCGACTGAACGAAGTGGCGGGAATCATCTATCGACATCCACTGGCCCTCCTCGGGCGCCTCTAAATCCTTGGAATCTGCGTAGAGCGTTGTCATGTTGATGAAATCGCCTACCAGTCCATTCTCGGGAATTTCGGAGATGATGTTTTTGTCGATGACGCATTTGATTTTTTCGCCGTCAATATCGTGATAATCGGCAAACTCGTTGAGATTCAGGAAAACATTTTGGACATCCGCTGCCGCGAAGTCTTTAAACGTTTTCATTTTTAGCTTTGGCCTTAGCCTTCGGAGCCGGCTTCTCCGGAGTCTCTGCCACCTCAGCTTCAGCCGCTTCAGGAAGAGGAACGGCAAAGCCCGTGCCGGGAATCGGTTCGGGCTGAATTACTTCTGCAGGCGCCTCCGGTTCTTCAGCCTCCTCGAATTTCTTGCCGACGCCTGCCTTCAAAATGATTTTTGCCTCTTTCTCATTGAATTCGGCCTTATCGCCGGCTTTGTAAATATCGCGTCCGAAAACCGTGTTTTTGGTGAAAACAATTTCCATTATTAGCTCCTATGAAAAAGGGGCCGGAGCCCCTCTTCTTTAGCATCGGATTAGGATCCGGTAGCGTTGATGACGTGGAAGGCGTGAATCTGCTGGATGATCGGCAGCGGACGGCTGGAGATCTGCAGGACGCGGCCCATCGGGTTGGAGCGCTGGATCCAAGACATCGGAATACGAGACCCTTCAACGAAAACAATTCCCGGATTTGTTTCGCTGATGACCGGACACGCGCCGTAAGCCAGCATGGTTTTTGCGCCCGGCGTTGCGAGCAGACATTTATCTGCCGGAACCATAGCAACATCACCGTCATCGCCCTTGTACCATTCATCGTAGGAGTAAATGTCAAGAGCAGAGTCTTTGAGGTAACCCCAGTAAGTCACACCGTCCGGAAGATGCTGAGGATCGATGTGGCCCATGTCAACGCGCCTCATGTCGAGAGACTTGGAGGCAGTGAGCTTGCTCAGGATCGTGTCGATCACGTTAGTTCCGCAGATCAAATCACGAGGAGTAAAGCCGCCGTCTTTGATCATGGAGCGGCGAACCACTCTCAGGTCGCTCATGATTGTTTCAGCAGTCGCAGTAGAAGCGTCCCATTTTGTGGTCAGGGTTGTTTCCGGCTTTTCGGAAGCCGCAACAGTGGACCAGAAGTTCAGAACTTCATTCACACCGTCGCCCTTGACCGTGACTTTGCCGCTGAAAAGAGCTTCAGAGCACATTGCCTCCTCACGACGAGAAATATATTCGTCCAGTTCTGCCAAATCGCGGCCCAAAATTTCGGCTGCACGCATGTTCGGGGTCTTACCGGAGTAAAGATTTTCTCCCGGGAGGCGCTTCATCACATCCTCTGCGGTTGTGATGCGCTGAGGCGCCAACATCGGAGCTTCATAGCTCAGAGTGGAATACCCTTCTCGGTCAATGACTTTGCCACCGTTAAGAGGGGATACAAACGGTGCAATTTTGCGTCCGCCGGGACCGACCACATCAAAATCGATCTTTTTGGCTGTAAACGTGGGACGATTTGCGAAATATCGATCGCGCAGCCAGGTATGTTTTGTGTTCTGGCCTGCCTCGATCATTTGGGTCATGATGCGCGGTTCAAAAATGTCAACTGCCATTTTTTACTCCTGATTAGATTTGATGAAAATGCCGATCTTGCGGGCCGAAGTTTTGCAGTCCGAAACAGACAGCGTGCCGGTTGTCGGCGTGCCGACGGCCATAGCCTTTTCGTTAAACTCTCCCGTAAGATAAACAACCGTGGCTACACTGGCCTTGGTTGCGTCGACATCTTCTGCCAGAACACCGTAGACGTCCGCGGCAGCAGTGACTGCTTTGCCAGTCGAGGCAACCAATGTGCCGCGCTTCATTGCAGACTCTCCAGTCGGGACTGTGATGACGTCTGTGACTACAGGCATCATCTGGTTCGCTGCGAACAGGTTGTCAACACCTGTCGTATATTTTTCCTGCATTGCCATTTTTACCTCCGATTATTTGTTGAACTGAGCGGCGGCCGCTTTAACTAAAGCGTCGCGCTCCTGCTCATCCTTTTCGTTTTGAGTCTGTTTGGCCTGCTGTGCCTTAGCGTCTGCAGTATCAAAACCAAGGTTAGAGTCGACCTGAACGTCCTTCAGGTCCGCTGCATCCTGTGCGATGCTGTTCTGAATCTTTGCCTTCTTGGCCTTTTCGGCTTTAACGAGCTGAACCGCAAACATTTCCGGAGTGATGCTTGAGTCGGCTTTCGCCTGCTCGAGAAGGTCAGAATGACCGGCCAGGGCCAGTTCTTCGAGCGCGTGAATGCGTTTCTTCTCGTTTTCGACACCCTGCTTCACGGCCTCTGCCTGCAGCGAGGCAATCAGATCCGGATACTCCGCTTTGAGTTGTGCTAAATCCATTTTTGCTTCCTTTTTTGCTGGTGGATTAACGTTGTCGGCAGGGGCCTGAGCGACTGCCGTAAAAAAATCTGCCGGAGCATGCTCGAAATATTTCGAGTCTGCCGGCAGGCCATTGATAAAGCAGCCAGTTGGCGACTTTATGTTTTTAACTTGGGATGTTTCGTCTACTGCATCCGCTAAACCAAATTCAACGGCTTCCTTTGCCGTGAAGAACGATTCGGCATTGATTTTTTTGCGTATTTCGTCACGATCCTTTCCGCATTTTTGGGCGTAAATATCGATGACGTTTTCTTCGAGGTGAACCAATTCGTCTGCAGCCTTTCTGAGATCATCCGCATTACCATCAGCAAACACCGACATTCGGTGGATCATCATCATTGCTCCAAGCGGCATTGTGACTGTCGCGTTCGGCACGCTGGTGATGATCGTTGCTGCGGACATCGCTGCGCCGTCAACACGGATGTTGATTTTTCCCTTATGCGTTTTCAGTAGGTTGTAGATTGAAAGACCCGTATAGACCTGCCCTCCGAAACTATTGATAGAAATATCGATCGGGCGCGTTGAGTCGATTTTTCGGAATTCCTTGACGAATTCACTCGAGTTAAAACCCTTAATAAAGCCGTCTCCAGAACCACCAACGTATCCATAAAGATCAATTTTTACTGCCGGCAGTTTGGCCGAGTTTTCGATTTTCCAGTGGAATTCTTGTTTTTGATCAGTTGTTTCCAGATTCATCATCTTCTTCAACCTCCTCTGTCTTGACTGTTGTGTGCTGAACGAGGCCGGCATCCTTCATCATTGCCTCTTCGTGTTTTCGGATCGCGACGATGTTCTCGAACTTCATGCCGGTAAGCTCTGCGGCCTCTCTTTCACGGGTGCTAAAGCCTTCCTCAACTCGGATTTTTGCTGCGTTGACCTCTTTAAGCGGGTCGAGCTGACCTTGCGCATCCCCGTACCACTCCGAACCGCACCATGCCGCTCGAATCAGCGGGTCGTCAAAGAATCCCGGAGCATCAATTCGGCCTTTGAGTATGGCTTCGGTGAGCCAAGCTTCGTAAACAGGTTTGCAGAAGGATGAGGAAATCCAATCCCGTCTCATCCTGAACATCTTCCAGGCCTCTAAAAGAGCAGCTCTGGATGCGCTGTAGGATGAATCGAAGTTTTTGACCAGCAACTCGTAGGGGATTTCAAGTGCCGATCCGACCTGCCGACAAACGGCTTTGACAAAAGTCTCAAATCCGGAGACCGGACGTTTTGGATCGGCAAATTGCGCCTGTTCTCCTTCCTCCAGTGCTACGACCGTTCCGGATCCCAATGTGTAATCCGGCTCAGGCAAAGCTTTTTGAGGCTGGGCGCCCGGGATGGATTCAACACCTCTGAATCCTCCGACAATTGTCTCTGCCGGAGATTTCGTTGTGATAAACACTGTGAACATCGAGCTCACCAGCGCTGCAGTCAATTCCGCGTCTGAATATCGAGAAAGCTGCTTCATTGATTCGAGAACCGGAGCCAAAAGTGGGACTCCTCGACGCTGAGCGGGACGTTCAACATCACACATCACGTGCAAAACGTTTTTACGTCCGGTTCGCTCTCCGATTGCCGAGACTCTTGTCCACTTATTAGCAGCAGTTTCGAGCGACCTACCCTGAGAGTTTGGGTTTTTATTGCAAATCCAATAAGCAACAGTTTCGCCAAATTTTCCGCACTCAATCCCGCCAACAATATTCAGATTGGGTTTTATAGGATTTTGTGGATTACAAACTCGGTCAGCCTCAATCAGGCCGACTTTCAGGTCGTAGACGCTTCCCGGCGTCCGAATAACCGGGAGCACCACGAATACGTCTCCGTTCACCAGCGCAGACATTAAAACCAAGGACTGCAGTTGATAGAACGTCTGTTTCCGCTCTGCGTCGCAGTTCGTGTTTTCAGACCAAAGGCGCCATTCGCGCTCTGTGTTCTCCTCCCACTGACGAGCCTCTTCCTCTGTCATGCCCAAAAATTTCGCGTCAATCTGCGCGTTGAGCATCAGTCCCGAGCCGATGATATTGGTTCTCAGCGTCTTAATCGCACCGGTCGCAAGAGGCGAGCCCATATACAGGTCACGGGACCGCTCCCGGAGCGTCTCAATGTTTTCAACGATGTCGGAGTCGGCATCCTTTCCGCCGGTTATCCAACGGGAAAGAGATTTTTTAACAATTGAGGCACCATGAAGACCGTAACCTCCTCCGTTCTGCAGCGCGTTCAGAACTTCGAGTTTGTTTCGGGCAACTTGTCTGGTGAGAGCAGCCTGAGGAGCAAGGAATTGAATGGTCTTTTCAAAAGCGTTCATGTCCGCTCCTTAAAAATCAACGGGCGTGACCCGAAAACTTCGCATCCGCCCGCCCATTCCTGATTCGAGTTTGGCAATTTCATTTCGCCAGTACTCAATTCGCTTCGCAATATCTGAGAGACTCGCTCGCGTGAGACTGTGTGTCCCGATCCTGTAGCTTTGGCCGGTCGAAACAGCCCTCTCCGCCTCGAGCCACATTTTCAAATTCGTTCTTGCCTCTTCTAAGGTGATCCAATTACTCATAAAGTGATTCCCTTTCCGATAACGCCTCTGCGTCGACGGGGTTGTTGTGCTGCTTGTGGCATGCCTCTAAGAGCATCCTCAATTTGTTCAAAGTTCGGAGTCAGCAGCTCCATGGCAGCCCTGGCATAAACGGCGCAGTCAAGGGCCTCATTTCGCTCGCGGATTTTTACCCAACCGATTTTTTCCTTGCCTTTTTCGTACTTCTTCTCAAAAACTTCTGCTGTAAGCTGCTTGAAAAAGTTTTCTCCGAAGCCGCTTTCGGCTTGCATCGGGTAATGGACAAATCCAGGGCCCTCTTCAGCAATGTCCAGCGCATGCATAACAGCAGTTTTCCCTGAGTCCACGCCTAGGCTGAATAACGTTGCCCCGACGATGTTTTGTCTAGACGGAACCCCTATGTATGGAACTCCAGCGCCGCCTCGGCCCTTAATTGAAAAGACCCGGAATCGCTCCCGGGCCTTTGTGTATTCGTAAACCTCTTTGCTGTAGGTTCCATCGCCTGAGTCAACGAACGTGCAGGCTACTGTTATGCGAGTTCCGAACGAGAGAGGCTGTTGCATCGTCAAAATGCCGTCCAATTGCCGCCATGGTTCAGGCGTATCAGGACTCCCAGGAATAATGTAATGGTGAATTCCCCAGCACTCTCTAGCTCGGCCCCAGCCGTAAACCGTGCATTCAAGTCGATCATGCTGGACGTCGACGCCTGCAGTGAGAAGCAGAACTCCGTCCGGAAGAACTCCGGTTTCCGGGTAGTATTCTCTGCGACGCAGCAGATACTCCCA